CCGTGTCCTCTTTGCATTCGTGCCATTCTTCATGCTCATTCCAACGCCTTGCGATCTCTTCACAAAGAATATTTGAGCTTTCCACATCACCCAAGTGGATTTCTGCTATTTGGTAATTCATACCGTCCTTTATACAAAGTTCCGCATCCAATTCATCCGCACCAAATAAGCGTTTGCCTCGTGCTGGTAGGCAAATAAGTTTCAATGTATCAGTATCTAATTCGCCTTTGGCGTATGCCCAATTCAGTTTTATTTTTGTCATAATCCAAAAATATTTTTGTAAAATTCAAAATTTCTGTTTTCTACCTTTGCATCTTCCGGATAATAAGTAGCGCGATGATACCATGCTTGATAGCATTTCGGGCAAAACCATTGATTTAGCACAGCTATGTAATAGCCTGTAGATGCAGTTTCGTTGCAGTAGTCACAAATTCCTATTGCACCATATTGTCCTAATTCCTCTACAAGTTCTTTCCTACTTATTTGGATTACCTTGAATCCTTTTTTATTGTCTTTTATATTTGCCATACCATTCCTTTTTTATTCACAAAGCCCATAGTAGCTCATACAACTTGTTGCCACATCATCGTCGAACAGAGAACCACCTGCACGTTTACTTTGTACATAACGAACAACATCGCTGATTAGAGGATATTCACCCTTATAATACTTAGATGAAATTTTATCAGGACCGAAAAAACTGCTGTTGAACTGTTGTTCGAGACCTGCAATGTAGCTTATCCTTTCTGGCTCTTGTACGCTGATATTGTAAATGTCTTGTTGTGAAGCCATCACGCAAGGAAAGCAACCAACACGTTTGTAGCCCATTCGGTAGAGAGGATTAGGCTGTATTCCATTTTCAAGTATATAGTCAATCACTTGTTGTGCCGACCAATCGAATACCGGACGCAATAGGTCATCAGCATATTTCTTTCGAAATGCCAATACATCTTTACGACGATAGGTGTGGTACTTGTCCTTACCATTCTTATCCTTACCGTATGGCTGCACATAATACTTGAAGTACGTACATTGCTTGGACATTTCGGCACGCTTGGCACTCTCGGCAGCACGTATTCCTTGTATAATCAGAACATCATCGTTTACTTCATCGAGTATGTAGTCAATCATCGGAATGGTTTTCAATTCAGATGTGCAGAATCTCCGTTGCGAGGATGGCCAGCGTGATTTCTTTTTTGTCAAATCTACCATACCGTTAAACTTCTTTGACTTGACGGTAATGAGATTTAAGCCAAGTTGTTCCTGTACTTCTTCGATATATTTATAGGTCAATGGGTGTTCCCAACCTGTATCACAAAATACTGTAATAAAATCTTTTGTTAGGTTATTACGCACCCAAAGAAGTGATGCAAGACTATCTTTGCCACCACTGAATGAAACTATTACTTTCATCCTTTACCTCCTTTCTTCAATTCTGCAATAAGAGCATCAGCACCGCTAATGCTCCACTGGGCTAACGTTTCGCTACTTGCATCCACACACTGATTATGTGAATTGGCTGAAAATCCTTTCATTATCTCTTTCGCAATCTCGTATCTGCGTTGTTCCCAGTCTATGGCTTTTTCAAATTCAAGTGCTGTTCCGGGCATTCTTCGACCGTCTTTCGTTATGAATGAACCGCATAAAACCTGCATAGTACCTGACGGTTCAACATCTATGACCTCGCCGGTAGCCTTTACTTTAGCTTTAAGTTTTTCAGCAGCTCTCATTTGTCTCGTGTGTTCTGCTACACAAGTTTTACACCTGTTAGGATATGATTTGCTGAACTCTGAAATATGCTTTGTTTGCCCGCACTCTGTGCATTTTTTATAAATTGAATTGTCCATGGTTATTATTGATTATAAGTTTCTTGAATAGCTTGGAATATCTCATACATTACTTGTGGGACAATCGCATTGCCATATGCCTTTATCGATTCCTGCCGCCACTTTGAAAAGGCAATACCGTCCAATCTGGTGGAAATCCCATCATCTCGGCTACAAACAGGGGATTGAGTTGGGAAGTTTTTCCACCGTTCTGCGAATGATGCTCTCCTAACATTACCGGCAGGTTGCACAGAGCATCCGTCCTCATTTTCCCATTTTTTCTTTTCAATGCTTGTGGGGAAACGGAGGGTTGATAGTCCCTCGCTGCTGGAGTAGGGAGCATCCCATTCACCGCCATTGCTGTCAAAGCTGTGCCCATTTGACTGTTCGGATTGTATTTCTTGCTGTACTTGTCCGCTTCCCGGGCATTGGGAGTAGGAAGCAACCGAACCATTCTCGCAAGTCCTACGCATCCGTTCTGTCCGTTCTGATTGATTCTCCTCGGAGTCCCGTTTCTGGTCGTAACAAATTGGTCGTTCTTTCCAATTATCGCTCCGGTTGTTGCATCGCTCGCCATCGGAGTGGGAAGAAGCCCGAACGCAGCCCCTGACGAAAGGTTGTTGAGTTTCGTACCCGTTCTGTCTTTCGTTCTCGCAGCAGCTTTCATGGGGTGTTCCACCACTTCCACGGCACGTGGTGTCGGAAGCAGTCCTACCGGATAGAATGTTGTCTTCCCATTTTCGTTGCATACCTTTAACCCCTGCGTCTGCACGGTGGGCAATAAAGAAGACACGGTCTCTTCTGTGCGGCGCTCCGACGGCACAAGCCGGAATAACAACCGGTTGGACGAAATATCCTTCACGTTCAAGGTCGTTACACACTGTTTCGACAACGTATTCCTGCCGATGCAATATTCTTTTTCGGTCAACCTCTCCGAACAGAGATTCTTCACGTCCCAACGCAGTTTCACTGCCGGGTTGTACCATTGAGAGGATTCCAGCAACGTTTTCACCAACAACCCAATCGGGCTGAATCTCCCGTATCGCTCGTAGCATTTCCGGCCAGAGGTAGCGGTCATCTTCCGCTCCCTTTCGCTGTCCGGCGCAAGAAAAAGGCTGGCAGGGAAAACCTCCGGTGAGGACATTGATTTTTCCACGCCACTCTGTAAAATTTGTTTTCGTGATGTCTTCATAACTTTTGCTGTTTGGGAACCAATAATCAAGTATTTTTCTCCCGAACGGGTTTATTTCACAATGGAACATATTTTTCCAGCCCATTTCCTCGGCAGCTATTTCCGGACCACCGATGCCGCTGAACAAACTACCATGGGTAAACTTATTCTTTTCCATGATTACGGATTTTTTGTTTTTGCTACTTTAGTTGGTTCATAGTACTTGCATTTGTCTGTTCCCGGATTGTATGCTGGCCATACCCATTGCAAACGTGTATCGGGTGGATCGGGCAAATAGCGTTTACAACTCTTGCGGATTGAGCAGGTAACGCCCGAACAATAACTATAATCTGTATTCATCGTCATAATGTTTTTAATTAGTTTACTGTTTTCTGAATGACTGCTCATTGCCGAAATTGATGATTAGCATCATTTCACGGAAACGGTCTGCAATTCGTTCGTCGTAATATTCTGCAATTTCTTTTGCCGTAAGATTGGATGAGACCAGCGTACAGAACTGCTCTTCATAGCGAAAAGACAGCATATCCATGGCGGCGGTTACGTAATCGCCATAATGAATGCTTTCTTTCGGTTCGGAGCCGAGTTCGTCGATTGCGAGTATTTCGATTTGGCGCAGCCTTTTGTAGCGTGCCACATCGGAGGTGTTGTCGCGTGTGGGATTGTTATACGCTTTAGCCAGCAAGACGAGTTCTTTAGCCGATACCATCATGTAGCCGCGTATCGGATATGCATCCGCATTGCTGTTATACCCCTCATCAGAGCGCAAGTAGTTTATAAGGTTTTGCAATGCACGCAGAATGGTGGTTTTCCCATTTCCGGCATCGCCGCAAAGGAACAATCCGAAAGTGGAGGCTTCCGATGTAATCCAATTGGAAATGTCCCAAAGGTGCTTTTTGTATTGTTCGGTGGCATTAAATTCCCTATGCCTATGAGCAACTTCCACCCGGCACGCTTCATATAGCATAGCGTAAACTTGCTTGGCGGTATATGGCAATCTAAAACGAGTTACCATATGTTTTCTCTTCATCAGATTTGAGAAGATTACCTCTGCGTTGATTTCTGCTTTCGGGTCTAACTTTATCATCTTTTCTTTTATTTTTATCATTTACAATTCTCAACCATGCGTTGAAGTGCTGTTTGGCATCCTGTAAGGAAGAATGCCGGTCTTTCCCGTCTGCCAGGCATTGCACCCGGAAGTCGTCAAGACTGCTGCGCAAAGAGGAAATATTCGTTGCATGAAGCACTTGTAATTGGTCAAGCCAACACTCGTCTTTTTTCAGTTCGGCAATTTCTTCATCGATAGTCATGGAGTAAGGCTCGTATTGCAGTTCGTTTTGCACTGTTGTACTACCTTGTATCGTTTGTGGATTGTCATTCTTTCGTGGCAGTTTTTCAGTTTGTTTGGGCTTTCTTTTCTCGATTAGGTTATAATCCCCAATATAGCAAACACGACGGCACTGTACGCATATACGACTATACCTTTCCTGAATACCTTTAGAAGTCAATACTTTTTCAGCGTCAAACAATTCTTTTGAAAACAACCCCAGTGTCAGGCAGGTTTTGATTACTTCTGATATATATGCCTCCTCAAATCCCGTAAGCTCCGAGCAAATGAAAGGCAACTCTTTATCCCACTTCATATAATACCCACTCTTGTAGATATTGCAGAGCAGCAGAGCATATACCGTTATAGCTTTTCCACCTTGATACTTGATTAGTTTTCTTATTTTAAGGTCGTTAAATATATCTATATCCAGAGGGAAATAGTCAAGACCTTTTTTAAAAGTTCGTGCCATATCTGACTTTTTTAAAATTCATTTCTCAAATAATCATCCACTTCACGAATGAAATCATCTAGCGAAAAGCACAGAACATATTTGTATTCTCCGTTTTCACATATTATCTTTTGCCATTCTTTTTGTGATGGAGATTGATAGCCGCCTTTCTTTTTCATTTCAATGAGCAGCGCACCATAATCACGATTGCTTTTCAACAGAATCAAATCGGATACACCGGCTGTTACGCCCTCAGCTTTCAATTTGCCACCTGTAACAGTATCACGTCTTCCTCCGTTCGGCACAGCAAACAACCGGCCTTTTAACTTCGGATACTTCAAATTGAACCACTTTACGCAAGAGCATTGTATGCGATGTTCCTCATCGTCATATTTTTGCTTCTTTTTTCGTTTCCTTTCCATTTGAAGCATTTCCTCAAGTGTCATTGTCGCTTTGCTTTTCGGGTGTAACAATGGTGTCTTTTCCGGTCTTGTCTACTACAACTTTTTTCCCACCAACGGTTATCGTTGTCCTGCAACCTTCGGGGAGAGATTGTATGAAATTTCGTACAACAGGCGAATTGGCATTTTCACTGATGGTATCCGTAATGGACTCATCTGCGGCATATGGATAGACGTCCATAATGGCAGTTTCCGCTACCGATGCAATTTGGTAGTCGGCCATTGTGCCTTTCATACCCTCATCCAGTTTATTTACTGCATCACGCAAGTCGGCTGCTTGTACCAGTACGTTGGTAGCCGTCTTTTTTTCTGCTCCACTTTTTTCATCTGAGGTAATGAAATACAGCTTGCACTTGAACCAGCGGTCGGCACTGTCTTCCTCACAGGGAAAGAGCTCGCTATAGTTGGCACGTTTAATGTCGGAAACTGTAAACTCACCGGAAATAAAGGGTGTCATTTCTTCAATGATGCGTGCTTCCGCTTCCGTGAAGCTGAGCGCGTCAACCAGATAGGGTTCTGTTACTTTCTTGTTCATTCCGTTATCCATTGTCTTTTCATAACGGATTTTACATTCAAACCACGTGTGCATCATGAGTTCATTTTTTCTTTGAGTTGTTTACTGACTACAAGTTTTACTGTTCGTCTTGCCGGAATGATTACCGTTGTTCTCTTGTAGATATTACGGGCTTTCCTTTCTTTTGTGATATAAGTCTTGATAGTGCCAAAACCACGTATATAGACACTTTCACCTTTACAAAGTGCTTTCTCAATAGCATCAAAAGCACAATCTACGGCTTGAATAGCCTGTGAGCGACTAATAGTCGTATTGTTGATAACATGTTCAACGATCTCAATTTTTCTCATTGTTTTTATTTTTATTAAAATGATAGATCACTATTGTTTGGTCTACAATTCTCAGTTTTGTATTGAGTATTTTCAACTGATTTTTTCATTATGATTCTTGATTTAAATCCGCAGATAGAAGTAGGACGATGGCTGCAATGGCAAAACTCATTCCTAAAATGGCATACGTATATGCTTTAGAGGATTTGGATTCTAAAGCAAAATGAAAGTTAACAGCAAAAATGATGATATTCAAAACAATAAATATTATATCAAAATAGATTCTCATATTACTTCTTTATTTACTGGTTACTATTATTTTTCCTCATAATCACAAATGCTAATAGGGATTCTTGTTAAATGTTAACGAAAGCCCATTTGTAGCGGCTGTTATTTCTATCTCTGGATATAATCTTTCTATTCCATGGATAAACTCCGTAGCATTGCTGTTATTGTCGGACAGATGCAGGAGTAGAATGTTGCATACTTGAGACAGGTCATTGGCTTGCAATGTGAGGAGACAGTTATCATAGGACATGTGCGACTTAATGGTGCGTTCGTAGCGTTTCTTGTCAATGCGCCCGGCAGTGAAATTTGCATCAAGAATTTCCTTGCTATAATTGCACTCCAACATTACATTGTTAAGACCGGGAAATTTGTATTTTAGGAAATAGGTGTCTGTGGCAAACAGCACTGTTCCGCACTCTTCATGACGGATGAGGTATCCGTAAGGTTCCGCAGCATCATGTTGTACAGGGAACGGTATCACTCTAAATCCATTTATCACAACTTGTTCGAATGGCAACAGCCCTTTTGCCCAATAGCTGGAAGAGAAACCAAGCGCATGTTTTGTGCCTTGACTCATATAGCAAGGTATGCAGGCGTTTATAAAATCGCCCACACATTTGGCATGGTCGCCATGCTCATGGCTGACGATACAACCAACAATGCTGTTTAGATTGAAGTCAAGAACTTTTTTTACTTTGTTGAACTTAACTCCGGCTTCCACTGCAAGTACCTCACCAGTCTTTTCAGACTGGAAGAGGTAACAGTTGCCTGATGATGAAGAACCTAACACATGAAGTTTCATTTCAAATAGGATTAATAGCCCGGTCCATCATCCTCGGTTGAGGCTTGGTTTTCGGTACTTGTTTCACCTTGGGGCTCTTTAATTTCTCCTGTTTCAGGGTCAACACCTGCCGGAACTTCGTTGGAAACCGGAGCTACTGCATCATCAAAACTGATAGTGCCTTTGTTGGCTTGCGTGGAAATTTCTTTCGCAACCTGTTCTGTAACATCGACATAATCGGCGTCCTCTACATTTTCTTCAACGGTACGCATACCCATTGACAGTTCCGGTGAGTATGTAGAGCACCAGAACGAGGCGGCACGGTAACGTAACATCTGTTCGGGCATAGTACGCCACTTGCTGCCGTTTTTGCTATACCAACCCTCATCAATCGCCATTTGTATGGTAACGGCTGTACCACGTAAGGCAAGTGGTGATTTTGATGTAACCGGTTTTCCGTTCTCATCATGCGTAACACCTTTAGGAGTAGTCCATGCCACACACTTGACATTTGCCACACCGTTATTGCAAACTCCATTTGATGTCAATTCAAACTTCAGTGGTTCAAAGCGTCCACAAGTATTGATAGTGGCAATTAGGAACTTGGACGACCAAGATGGGCGACCATATACAATGTACAAGTTCTGCATTACCATAAGAGGGGATGCGCCAATGCGTGTGGCCACATCGAATGCGATTACGCAGTTGGCTACTGCTTCGGCTTCAGAGACCGTTTTTTTAGGTCCTTCTCCGGTCTTACCGCCAACAACACCGCCAATGCGGTAACTTTCGGGTACAAGACTGGAATTGGCAAACATGGTGGAGAAACGGTTGAGCGTTTCAATGGTTGTCGGGTCAAAGAAGTTGATGCCAACAGGAACGTTACTTTGATGTGTAACCGGTGTGATTTGTCTTTCGTTCATAATTCTAATAATTAAAGATTTAACTATTTATTTTACTGTTAGTTGACTGTCTGTTGTAACCTGCAAGAATATCATTTGTGCGTTGGAAGCAATGAATGTATTCACGCTTTCGGCACGGTCAATGAACATTGGAGCATAGACTTCGTAATGCCTTGCCAATGTGTTGGTGATGTCAATACCTGCGTTCACTTGCTTTGCTGTATTGCACGTACCATAGGACACACCATCAATTATAGGGATACATACTTCGTATTCGTTTCCGTCAAGAGTGGTATCGAAAAGTTTCCAGTGTACCATGCCAAACAGCGAGTTCAAACGGCTCTCACAATCATCAATGCGAGCTTTGGCAAACTTAGCAGCTATATATTCACGTTTCTCTATGTCGGCTATCTTCTGTGCGAGTTCACGACCTTCCTTTTCAAGACGCTCTATTTCTTTATCATAGTTGGCGATAATGGTACGGTTGTTTAGTTGGATTTCCAAGTTCTTAATAGCAGATTTCACCAACTCGGCACGTTCGGACAGTTCGGTATCTGTCTGAGTATATGTGATATTTGCTATTTCTTTTTCTATCTCATCCAAACGTTTTAGGTTTGCTGCATACGCAGGCAGCTCGTTTTCGTTGATGGCGGACGGTGCTGCTTTCGGGGTGGATTTCAGACGATCATACAGCCCTGCAATACATTCGTCAATGGCAGTAATCTTTTTGGAATGCTCTACAAGTTCTTCATTACGCCTGTTTAATTCCTCTCGGTATGATTCGACTTGTGTCGACAGGGATTTTCCACGTGATTGATTCTCTTTGAGCCTGTTTTGTTTATATTCTTCAAACTTTTGGAGAACGTCTTGTATCATATTGTCGGGTAAAGGCTGGCCGCAATGAGGACAGATATTATCACCGGTGTACTGTGTGGCACGAATGGATGCCCATTCGGAACGTAATTCTTCAAGTCTGCTTGTTGTTCTAGTTATTTCTTCGTTCAAATACTTGATGCGTTCTTTTGCACGGGTAATGTCTATATTGCAATCCGATCGTTCGGAATGAATATTCTTCAACTCTTTCTCGATTTCATTACGTGTTTCGTTCTGCTTATCGGCTTCCTCCTGACGACTTCTCCTTTCTGCGGCAAGAATATCCTTCTGTTGCTGTTCGATTTGCCGTTTTTCACGGTTCAGCGCAGCTTTTTTATCGATGGCAGATTGCTTGCGAGCATCTTCAGAATGCAGAAGTTCGTTTATTTCTTCCAGCTCTTTCTTTTTGTCGGTGAGCATTTCTTCCAATGAGTTCCAATCCTCGGCTTCTGGTTTCATCTTGTCCGTTTGGTCGATACGTGGCTTGATTTCATCCGCTTGCATTTTTAGACGTTTTTTCTCTGCGGCAATCTGCCGACGATAATCCGCCAATGATTTGCCACTCAACATGTCTACGAGAGCGGTAAATTCTGCATTTCCCTGCGCCAATTCGTTGTCTGTTTTGGCTCCGGCAATGGACATTAACACTTCACGTTGAACATCTTGTTTTAACGATAGGAAATACTCGGTATTGGTTAGCATCTTGAAAAGGTTCTCATCAATGATTTCGGCATTTATACGTTCCTTATACTCATTGACACGAACAGGTACGCCGTCCCATGTGCATTCGGTGACATTCCCCTTGAACACTTCCTCTACTTGTCCACGAGGTTTGACCCATTGCTCCTTATACTCTCGTTTGATGGTAATTTCCGTTCCATCAACGACTAATGTTCCCTCTACGGAGCATTCACAATGCTGTAGGGGATTGCCCTTTTCGTCTGTGGTGCGCAAGTTGAAGTCTTTACGGTCTTTGCTGTCCTTGCCGAAAAGCAGCCAACAGAACGCATCCATGTGCCTGGACTTGCCGAGACCGTTACGACCACAGATACGTGTAACAGTGCCATCTGTATGGAACTGTGTTGTCCTTTCTTTTTCTCCACGCCAGTTGCGAAGCGTGATTGATTTTAGCTGAATTGCTTTCATCTACTTTGATTTTTAATAGTGAAAAAATAGTGGGAGGAACAGGATTTGAACCTGTGTCCTGCTGCATCTTGGCCATTTGGGTACGTACCGCCGCTCTATCCGCTGAGCTATCCTCCCTTATCATTTGAAATAGTCTTGTTGTAACCTTTGTAGTGTACGCAGTTCGATTGTGCGGTATTCAACTTTGCCCGGACGCTTGCAGGGGGTTATTTTACCCTGCTTGCGCCATCTATCCACATTGCCACGCCCAAACATAGCGTATGCTTTTCGCTGGCTGACCATTTCGGGATCATTGTGTGTATCGGCAAGCATACGGACTACAGAGGACGCTACATCGCGGACGAAAGTGTCATAAGTAACGGATTTATCGGGAAAATCAATAGTGAGCATAGGATTACGGATTAAAGTGAATACTCTGCACGATAATTTTCATCGGTTTTAATGAAATATGTAAGCACTTTTATTAGGGAACGTTTAGAACCGGGCTTGGCAATAGAGTCAACCAGACTTTCTCTCTTTTGCTTGTCTGTAGCAATAAAGATGTAGCCCACGTGTCTTGCTTCCGGTTTAAGAGGCTTGATTTGAGAATTTAATTTTTTGAAATTGATAGACATGATATTGTAAGTTAAGAGGTTATTTGTTTTCATTTTGAAACTCCATCCATGATATACGTACCAGTTTCCATGTGAGAAAGATGAATACAGCTGATACAAGATAGCCAATGAACGATGCGATGTTTCCAAGTATGATATGTGCCACAATGCTGACAACCACCGCAAAAAGCATGATGCAGGATAGTATCAGTTGTGAAATATTTACAAATTTGTTCATGATGATTACAAATTACGATATTCTGATTACTGTTATGATACGCTTTTCTCGGTCCGTTTCTGTCTGGTACTTACGATTCAGGATAAGTCCGAGATCGGAAGCCTGAGCACGGACGCTCTTAGTCTTTTCAATGGGGAAAGTAACCGTTTTACCTACTTCCAAATCCGTTAAAGTTGGACGTACTTTTACTTGATTTTCTGCCATTTTATTTGTTTTTTATGGGTTATTGTTTAACTTTATAGTGCAAAACTAATATATTTATTCGTGGCGAACAAATATTTTCGTCATAAAATTTAGTGTATGCGAAATTAAATATTAGTTGACTAATTCAAGTTCCTGTAAATCATGAATTTAGAAATTGTTAGAAAATTGAGCGAAAACAGAGGTGGTGGATTAAAGAAACTTGCTGCTGATGTTGGAATGAGCGAACAAAATCTACATAGATGCATTAGAAACAATAAGATTCAAGCGGCAGACTTAGAGAAGATTGCTTTTCTATTAAAAGCTGACATACGAATTTTTTTTGATGATGAAGTATCAAGACTATCAAATAATACAGTTGAAACAAACGGCGATTTTAGTCCTGCTTCGATGATGGGCAACGTGTCTGTAGGCACAGATGCTATTCTTGTAGAACGAGTGAAGCATTTGGAAGAATTGTTGGCTGAAAAGGAGAGGTTGATTAAGGTTTATGAAAAGTTAGTAGAGGGAAAAAAATGAGATATATAGTTGGAATAATATGTCTTATTACTTCTTTACTGTTATGTGCTTGCAGTGAAGATGACGAGAAAGGCGCTGAACGCTATTCGGGTGTATTTTTGAGTATGGAGGCTATAGATGCTATTACTCCGGAAGATTCTTTTTCTGATGTCATATTGCATAATGTTGAGTTTGAAAAAGTGGAAGTAGGAAAAGGAGAGCCTATAGAAGCTGGTGATTACACTGTGAAGACAGAAACTACTTACGACTTAATCATGCAAGAATCCGAAGCTGATCTGTATATAAAAACAGAAAAAAGAACAGATAAAATGTTTGAGGCAACTTATGTATATAAATATGTTTTTAAGCAGGGAACTTACGGAGTGATTGAAGTATCAGAAAATGCTATTACGGTCAACGGATATCCATATTGTAAACTTCAAAAATTTACACTAATACGTACTGAACCAATTGGAGAAAAATATTCCAAACAAGATACAGAGACAGAAAATTACAAGGGAGTATTCTCCTGCAAAAGCAATGGTAGAAGCATAACTTTGTCAAATAGTGATTATATGTTTGAAGCCGCGCTTGATGGTAACGAATGTAGGTTAACAGAATTATCTCCTGAACATAAAAATATCGGCACATTAGAAAAGCAATGAACGGAGAGTACCCATATTGTAAAACAGAGCCTTTTATGGATGAATTGAAAAAAGCCGCATTCAATGCTATCTACAAAGATGGTTGTGATAATTGTGGAGATTGGATAGATACATTGGTAAACTGTTATTCCGAAGAAGTGGTGGACACTCTTGGGAATAATCCCAATGAGGTTTATGCAGAATTGGAAGATATATGGGAAACCATGGATTATGAAGACCCTCGAACCGGTATTTGCCTAACTTATCAGAATTGGGCAGAATATTTCACAGGGGAGTTTGCCCATACAATCTACAATGAATTGATTAAATCAAAACAGGTGAACGAACGTAAATAATCCGTTTTAAAGCGTTCAAACCTTTAAGATGATAAAAGTATCGTTTTTCGTATTTGTGTTGATTGTGGCTTATCTATTTGCCTTAAATGGGTAATATATCAAGACTGGTAGCGGCGAGTTCTTCGATAAATGGACGAAAACATTAATCATAATAGACAGATACGAAGAAATTGAATAAACGAATATTGTTGAGAAGTATTATATAACTCATTGAAAAGTATCTTATTTTGGCAGCGGCGCAGGCGGCAATCGAGGAATAGCAAGATGTAGTTGATACTCAATAAAATAGGCGGTATGTTTTTCATTTACAAAGGCTTACCGCCTATTCAATTATAATGATTGATAATGCTTCCATTGTACTATTGTGGGCAATACAATAATAGCCTTTTGTTGCATGTACACTATAACCGCCTTCATCGTATGGCTTCCTATAGTTGTTGTAACAAGCACTTGGTATGGCAAAAGTTTATGAATGATGAAATAGTCGTATACTCATACAGATATGGAAAGAACTGACTACATAGAAAAACGCGAGGATATGGTTTCTTTATCTGCTGTTACGTTCCGGAGATATTGGATTGCCCGTTTATCGGATGATGATTATTGGAGTGTTGCTTTGGAGAATAATCTATGGCTTATGCAACAGAGATACCATATACAGGCAAATCACATCGTGACCCAACTTCTTAGGTTGGTAAAAGAGATAAAAGCAGGTGACGTATTGCTGTTAACCCATCCTAATAAAACCATATACGCTTATGGTTACGTTGTGAAATGCCCTTTTCAAACAGACCGGATATCCTCGTTGTCAGACATTATCAGCAGCAACAGGTATGACTATGATAGCGGAATTGTATGTTTTAAGGATACTGATGTTTTCTATGAAGACTTGCGAAACGGTGTTAATGATTGGGGGCAACGCATATCTGTTGATCAATGGCACTATTACAGTCAAGATTCAAGAGTTCTGAATTATGGCTGTGGCTATGCCTGCATCAAAGGCAATGCAAGACAATCTATCTTTGAGGTAGATGCCGGGTTTGCAAAGAGCAAAATGGAAGAATTGGAAAAACAATATAATAAGAAGAATATGTTTATCAGTAATATTGCTAAGTTGTTGCTGTCAAAGCGTAACATTATACTTCAGGGTGCACCTGGTACTGGCAAGACCTATAATACTGCTGCCATCGCTTTGAAGGCATTAGGCATCACGGATACGGATCTGACAGATCATACTGCCGTCATGGAACGCTATAATTCTTTGCTTGGAGACCAAATCTTTTTTACCACATTTCATCAGTCTCTCGATTATGAAGATTTTGTTGAAGGACTGAAACCTCATGTGCAGGCAGATGAGAATGGTAACTCTATTGGTGTAACCTATGAGCCGGAAGATGGAATTTTTAAACGTGCTTGTAATGCTGTGCAAACCGATCAGAGCAAAGATATTGTTGAGTGCATAGATGACTACCTTCAGAAGATAAAGGGTTATGAAAACAAACGCGAGATTCCTACTGTTTCTGGCAAATCTTCGCTCTTCGTTTGGTGGAAGGAAGGTAATTCAACCATAAGTAGCCGCAGTACCAGTTCTACATGTTCACGCGGGGAGGAGTATACTCCTTCGCCAATGAATATTGAGAAAGTGAAACTTCAGGCTTTAGGAAAAGGTTGTGAAAACAATTGGCAGGCTTATGCGCAGGCTTTCATCAATGCAGTAAAGGAGGAGTATGGGGCTATTGCCGATAAACGTGTTGTACTTATCATCGATGAGATAAACCGTGGCAATGTATCAAAAATCTTTGGCGAACTTATTACTTTGCTGGAAGCTGACAAGAGAAGTCAAGGTGCTCATCCGATTAAGGTTATGTTGCCATATACAAAGGTAGAGTTTGAGGTGCCTTCAAATTTATACATTATCGGTACGATGAATACGACGGATAGAAGTACAGGTACTCTTGATTATGCTTTACGTAGAAGATTTGCTTTTGTAACATTGAAAGCAGATGAATCTATTATTGAGAAATATTACAACGAAGCAGGCAATCGGGAACTTGGTGATATAGCTGTTGCCTTATTCAAGGACATCAGGAAATTCATTGAGAACCCTAAACATCTCTGCGGAGATATGAGTATTGACGACCTTATGATTGGCCACAGTTTCTTCATGGCGGAAGATAAGGAGGAATTGCTTGCCAAAGTTGAATATGAAATTATCCCGCTTATCAATGAATATATCAACGATGGTATCCTCGCTGTAAAGAATACTCAAAAGGAATCTGCTTTTGACTCATGGCTGCATCTGACTCCTATCGGAGAAGCGGAGCAAGACGACCCGGATGAGGAAGAACGGTAAATGCGATATGAGGCCCATTCTTATTCAGGAACATGAACGGTTGAACGTTGGGCAAGATAGTAGATTTGACAATCTGCATCTTGTTCGATGGGATAAACCTATGGATTATGAACCGTGGGGGTACTATGCATCGTATGTGATCGGCGCAGAATGGATAGACGAGAATGAAGCGCTGGTAGTTACGACAAAGAGAGGGATGGAAGAAATAGATTTCCTTGCAATGTTTATGACCTGTTTCTCGTCAAATTTGTCAGCAGATGCTTTCTCGCAAATATACACCATTGATAGTGATGCCCCCGTTATCTATGCACCATCATTGAAGGGGATTATTAGCCCACTTATTGTGCTGCATTTTCTTGCAGTAGTCAGTAGGATTAAATCGTTAAAAAAGGGCTATGTCCATTATAGTGGAAATCTGAAAAAAGTAAAAGGCCGTATCAATGTTATCAGGAATGAAAGAACTAACATGGCGATTAAACGCTTTGACAGAGTATTCTGTGAATATGATGAATATACAGTTGATATTCCGGAGAATAAACTAATCAAGAAAGCCCTTTTGTTTTGTAAGCAGATATTGAGGACAGTAATAGAGCATCATAAGGACGGCAGCAAGGTTAAGCAAATGCTGTCAAAGTCACTATTAATGTTTGAAAGAGTAAGTGAAGACGTACAGGTAAGAGAAGTAACTCAGATCAAGGCTCACAAGTTGTTCAATGAGTATAGTGAAGCTGTACGCTTGGCAAAGCTTATCTTACGGAGATATGATTTCAGCATAAGTAAGACAAGCACTGAGGATGACAATATTTTACCTTTCACATTGGATATGTCATTACTATATGAACATTATGTGTATGGATTGCTTCATGATGCTTACGGCGACAAAGTTTTGTATCAGGTTAAGGGCAGAACCGGTTATCCGGATTTTCTATATAAATCGCATAACTTTAAGGCAATACTTGATACCAAATACATACCTAAATATGATGAATCTTATTTACTGGATAATTATGTAGTCCGGCAGTTGAGCGGATATAGCAGAGATTTGCCGATATTGCAGAAATTAGGTTACAATGAGATTGATGAAGAATCTCCCTTGCCTGATGTCCCTTGTATAATCATTTATCCGAAAGAACGTGATGAAATCACAAATCCGTTTTCTGAGAATAAACTGCAGGACTTGTGCCGTACTCCTGTGCGTCGGTTGATGAGATTCTATAAAATCTGCATACCGTTACCGGTAGTGGCTGCTAACTTATAAATGTGTATCAACTGCGTTAAAACACCATTCAACTCTCCTATGCAAATGCAGGTTTATTATTTAACACCTGCCATCCAATAAATTGCCGAGTAGGAATGGTTTGTTTAACGGTTATCTTTGCAGGCAATACAGGGAGTGTGTCGAACATGGAAAAAGAAAACGCATCTGCCGCTTTTTACAGCTTGCAGATGCGTTTCAACAGGGGTTTATGAGGGGTTGCTTATTTCATCCGTTTACCCACCGCTTCCCAGTCTACTATGCTCCAGAGGGCATTGACGTGGTCGGCGCGTTTGTTCTGATAATCCAGGTAGTAGGCATGCTCCCAAACATCGAAGCCCAGCAGCGGGGTCAGTCCTGCGCGTACGGGATTGCTTCCGTTCGCCTCTTTGGTGATGTGCAGCTTGCCGTTCTTATCAACAGACAGCCATGCCCAGCCCGAACCGAACAGTCCGACTGCTGCCGCGTTGAATTCCTTCTTGAAATTCTCGAAACTGCCGAAGTCGCGTTTGATGGCTTCCGCCAGTTTCCCGGTAGGTTCGCTTTGCGACGGTTTCGGTGCGAATTGCAGGAAGTACAACGTATGGTTCAGTACCTGTCCGGCATTGTTGAATACGGCGCCGTCGGGTGCGGTGGCTACGATAGTAACCAGGTCTTTGTTTTCGTATTCCGTGCCCGGAACAAGGTTGTTCAGGTTGTTTACGTACGTTTGCAGGTGCTTACCGTAATGGTAATCTATTGTTTGCTGACTGATTACAGGTTCCAGCGCGTTGTTTGCGTAAGGAAGTTTAGGCATTTCATGTGTCATAATCATTATTGTTAAAGACATTAATAACGTATTCATAAGTTCAATTTATTTAGTTTTGAAACTTTACTATACTAACGCGATAACCTGTGGAATTGTTCGCAGGTGTCCGAACCTTTCACTATCTTTGCACCCGAACTTTACCCGTTAGATTATTAGGAATATGTCCGATTACATACAAGAACTGAATGAGGGACAGCGTGCTGCGGTACTCTACAACGACGGCCCGTCACTGGTGATAGCCGGTGCCGGTTCGGGAAAAACTCGTGTGCTGACCTACAAAATAGCTTATCTGCTGGAGAACGGTTACCGCCCCTGGGATATTCTTGCGCTTACCTTTACCAATAAGGCGGCCCGTGAAATGAAAGAACGTATCGCCCGGCAGGTAGGTGCGGAACGTGCCCGTCACCTTTGGATGGGGACATTCCACTCCATATTCCTGCGCATCCTGCATGCGGAAGCCGCGCAGATCGGATTTACCCCGAAATTCACCGTCTATGATACGGCAGACAGCAAAAGCCTGTTGCGCTCAATCATCAAGGAGATGGGATTGGACGAGAAAGTGTATAAACCGGGTACGGTGCAGGCACGTATCTCCAATGCCAAGAACCACCTCGTGTCTCCTGCGGGCTATGCCAACAACAAAGAAGCCTACGAAAGCGATAGTGCGGCCAAGATGCCTGCCATACGTGATATTTACCGCCGCTACTGGGAGCGTTGCCGGCAGGCGGATGCCATGGATTTCGACGATTTGCTGTTCTATACCTTCCTGCTTTTCCGCGACCGTCCGGAGGTGCTTGCACGCTATCGGTCGCAGTTCCGCTATATTCTGGTGGACGAGTACCAGGACACCAA